GTCACTACAACAAAGATTGCTGACGGCACAGTTACGTATGCCAAATTGGATTCGGTAACTGTTCTTCCTGCGTTGGCAGAGAATGACCAGATTGTGTTGTCAGGACAAGTATTCGGATGATGAATTCTATTTCTATTCCAGCAATCAACACGTTGACTTCTGCGGATGCGACAGCAATCCGTGAAATCACCATGACCTTGGTTGCTGAAATAGATAGGTTAAATAAAAAAATCTCAGATATCGAAGAGGCACGTAAGAGGGCTTACGAGTCTAGTCAGAGAAGGAAAAATCAATAATGGCATTTGACCCAAGCATCTATGAAGCACGTAGGCGTGCTTTAGAACAGCAGTATGCTCCACAGGCTGCTCAGGCAAGGTATTCACGCCAAGGTGTTATTCAAGACACCAATAGAAGCCTGCGTGACCTAGCACAGTCGTATGACAGGCAGTTGCAACCATATCAGGCGACATTTGGTAAAAGGAATATGTATGGACCAAATGTTCGTTCTGGTGCATATCGAAAAGGATTGATGGAGTTTGCAAAACAGAGAATGCAATCAGAATCAGATTTGCAGCAGTCAATGTTGCGACAGTTGGGTCAATATGACTTGCAGGAAAAGCAGGCACTTGATGCAATTAGGGGTGGGAATATGGATTTGGAAGCAGAGAAACTACGACAGATTGCAGAAGATGCGCAAATAGTTATGGCTAGAAGGGCGGGATTCTAATGAGTGTATTTGGACCCAAGGGACCGATGAATAGACCAAAAGACATTAGTGAAATGACACCTGAGCAATTTCAAAATGCTATTCAAGGAATTGAATTTAATGTTGATAACCCAATGTCAAATATTGCCGGTGTAACTGGTTCTGGTTCTGGAACCAAGGCTTCAGATATTCTAAATAGGCTTAAGTTTCAGTATCAAGTTAGAAAAGATACCGCAGCATCAAATAAGGCTGCGGAAAATCTTGCTGCACAAAATGCAGCATTGACAAGTTTATACACATCTGGTCAGTATGGTGATTCTGCAAGAAATTACATTTCTGCTCTTGACACCATGCGTGGAACATCTGAGCAGGGAATCAATGACCAACTTGCACGAAGCCTTGCTTCGTTGAATGAGGGCTACGCTCAGGCTCAGGGTTTGACCGATACCGGATATCAGAACCTAGTTAAAGCATTGTCGGGTTATCAGAACCCTTACGCTGGTATGCAGGCACCTCAGCCTGTGCCAGTCAGAAATGCTCTTGAAGGTTTGCTGACTGCAAACAATGCAGATATCAGCGATTTCCAAAACATGTTAAATACCGAACTTCAGGCTGGTCAATCCAACCAGCAAGACTTATTGTCTGCCCTAGCACAGATTGCGTCAAGTGGTCAGCAGTCACGTTCTGCTGAGGCAGAACTTGCCAATCAGTTTGCTCAGGCAAATCTTGGTGCAAATCGTGCTAACTATCAGGGTCAGTTGCAGACTAGCGCTAATCAGGCTCTTGTTGACTTGGCTAACCAGATTGCTCAGAAGAAGGCTGAGGCTGAGGCTCAGGCTGAACAGCAGAAGTTTGCCCTTGCACAACTTCTTGCACAGGCTGGTATTGATGTTACAAAATTGAATCCCCCACCACCAGCAGAGGATTTCTCTAATCTTCCACTTGACTTGAGCCAAATTGACTTTTCGGGTTTGAACAACATGTTTGGACCGGGTTTTGGTTCTGGTAGGTAACAAAGTCCGCATACAGTATGGCTGGAGAAGTAGACCCTAATCAGGACAACAACCAACTCCTAGCGCTGATTAAGCGCTTGCGTGCTGGTGGTATGTCCCAAGACGAGGTGATGAAGTTATTTGGCCCACAACTTGGCATAAACAACCAGCCAGACCAAGCAGCCTTGTTCCAGCAATACCGACCTACTTGGTTGCAGGTTGAGGGTATTCCAGACCCAATGGACATTAGAAAGTCCATTGCAAAGATGGTTGAAGATGGCACTCCAGAGTGGCAAATTAAACAGGACATTATTAACTCAATTGAGAGTGGCAATGCTCCAGCAAACATAACTTCAAAAGATTTGTTTGATTTGACCAGCACATTGATGAGTGAAAAGCAGTCGCATACGACAGCGTTGTCGCAACCATCGAATCAACCGTATTGGCAACAGATTGGTCTTCGTGACCCAAATGCTCGTTTCACTCCACAGGATGTGTTTCCGTTCATTGGTGAGATGGGTGGCGCTATTGAACAGGCTAGACCTTCATATAAAACTGGTGCTGTTGGTAGCGGAGCAAAACTTCCATACGATTCTGCATACGACCAATCAATGGATGCTCTTGGTCGTATGGGTGCACGTGGTGTTTCGCAAGAAGCGGTATCTGGAAAGCCGGCAGGATTTGCTGATGCACAGAGCAATATGACTATTGCTCAACGTAACTACAACACAGCAAAGCAAATGTTGACTACTGCTACACCTGAGAATCGTGATTCAGCAAAGCAGGCTTTGAAGGATGCTGAAAAGAATTTGAATGCAATGAAGAGTATTTTTGACAAACTGAATAACCAGTTCAAGTCTTCTCAGAAGGAAAAGAGTCAGCAACGCTCAAGTGAAATGCGTGGTGCTTCAAATATTCTTAAAAGTGCTGCTGGTCCAAAAGTTGGTCTTGATAGAAGAAAAGAAACACTTGATGCAGCGAAAGCAGCATACGAAAAAGACCCCGGAAATGATTTTAAGTACAATCAATACTTGAGTGCTCAAACGAACTACACAAACTTTCTGGAAAAGAATCAATCAAAGATTCAAGAGGCACAAAGAATTGCAGCACAGGGTGAGGACTACAAGACTGTTCCCGATATTGCTAAACAAAAGTATATTGGTCCTGCTGGTGGTGAATCAACAATGGCTCGTACATACGACCCATTTGCAATGCTCGCAAGAAAAGCACTTGAAACAAAAGGTCAAAAAGCAATAGAGAAGGCTGGTTACACACCGTTTATGGTTGATTTAGCAAACTACCTGCAAGGTCTGAACGTAACGAAGGGTAAGTAATGGCTGTTGACCCAAATCAACAATTCCTTGACCAATTGAAGAGTATTGCTGCGGCAAAACCTTTGCCGACAGCACCAATGGCTACAACGGCTAGCACAACGTTGTCAAAGGCTCAGTTGGGTTTTAATGACTACCGTCTTAACTCCATTGCCAGTGCACCCAACCTTAGGAACAGAATCCAAGAAATTGCTGCTGGTGAGCCGCAGTTAAATACTGTTCAAAAGATTTTTAGCAATCCAATTGTTGGAAATGCGTTAAAGCCCTTAATTGCCCTTGACACTGGTCGTCGTGCAACCATTTCCGCTGTGCGAGAAATTGCTGATGCAATGGATAGCAATCCAGAAACTCGTGCAAGGTTTGGTGACTTTATTCAGCAGGCTAAAGACCCTGCATATGGCTTTGGTACAGCGTTTCCAATTAGTGGTTGGAAGGGAAGAATCATTGGTCTTGTTGGAGACATTGCATTAGACCCAATTACATATTTGTCTCTTGGTACAAATGTTCCGGGTAAACTTGCAATTGAAGGAGCAGAACAACTAACCAAACAGGCTACTCGTCAGTTGGTTTCTGGTGGTGCTTCACGTATCGCTGGTCGTTCTTCACGAGAGGCTCTTGCAAGATTCGTTGAGAAACGAATGCTTGCATCAAACCTCGTTGAAGGTTCAGTCAAGTACAGCGACCAAGAAATTGCTCGCACACTTGGGGATGTTGCGGCAAGAGGTGTTCGTGCTGTTCCACAGCAGATTGCAATGGAGACTGGTCTTCGTTCAGCAAAGCCTGCTTTCTATTTGTTTGGTGGTCAGGTAAAGATTGCTGGCTCTGGTCCTATTGCTGACCTTATTGAGCGTGGCATTATCAAATCTCGAATGGGATTTGTTAATACCCGTATTGGTGGCAAGATTCAGGAAGCGTTTACTCCAATGGGTATTGATGCCGTTGGACAGATTGACCCAAAGATTATTAGGCAGTCACGTATTGATTTGGCACGTGGTAAAGCAGTTGACTCACGTCGTTCGTTGCAACTGCTTGCTGGTGAAGAAGAGCGTCGTATTGGTTTTAACGTAGCACTTGATATTGCTAACAGAAAACTAGACCCATTGTTTAAAAATTCTGAAATGGAAAACTTTGGCAAGACTGTCCACGAGTTGTTGGAAAATCCAAGTCCTGACCGTTTGAACGGTGCACCTGCTGGGGAGAGAAAACTTGCTGCAAGCATTAGAGAAACGCTTTCTCAGATGCACGATGAAATTGATAGAACCATGAAGGCTATTGACCCTAACTATAAGTTGGGTAAAATCGAAGAGTACTTCCCACACATGCTTAGTGACCAAGGCATTAAGCACATTCGAGATACTTCAAATCCATGGGTTGCAGACATTTTGAAGTTTATGTCTATTGACATTACAAACCCTGCAAGTTCATTTAGGTCACGAAACATTCGTGCTGGAATGGAGTTCTTCGGGGTAACTCTTGTTAAAGAAGATTTGACGGTTGCAAAACTTAATGCAATTGCTAAAAAGAAATTAGGCTTTGACCTGTTTGAAACAGATGCAAAGAGAGTTCTTGCAAAGTATGGAACTCACTATTCAGAACAAATGGGTTCTGCTGCATTTATGCAAAGTCTTTTGCGTAATCCAGAATTGATGGATTACATCAAGACTGAAATTTCTTATGACCCAGATGTTATGGCAAAGTTTGCATCAACGGTCTCTGAACGTCTTAATGCTGTGCAAGCCTCAGATGCAGAAATTAGTGAACTTCTTGATACAACACTTGAAAGCATTGATTCGATACTGGCACAAGCCACAGAGGCTGGTGTAAAAGAATTGGATGCTGTTTCAAGGAATCTTGTAACAGACGATATTCTTGCAGCCAACGAACAAAAGATTATGCAGGCACATGGTCAACTTGTTGCAGCACTTGGCAAGGCTTACGAGTCACGTTATTTGGCTTATGGTGAACTTGGTATGGCTCAAGATGTGGTTGCACAGATTGAAGCAAAGTTTCAGGCAATTAGTGAACGATTGAATGCTCTTCCGGGCGACTTGTTGGAATCATTCAATAGCGGAAAAGTAAATGAGATTTCACGACCTTATGTTGAGGGTTTGACAACGGGAATGAATCCTGTTGACAGACTCAATGCAATGACGGGTATTGACAGAATTCAAAGAATTGAACAAGTTAAAAAAGAAGTTGAGTTCCTAAAAAGGGAACTTAGAACTATTGCTGAGTCGTACAGCGTTGCTAAAGCATTTGGCAACGACATTGGAGACTTCTACAATGCGTTAGATGATGCAATTACTGGTCAAGCAGGTGTTGACTTCCCTGAACGAGTTCTTGATTCATTTGACATTTCAGAAGGTTTGCGTCGTTCTATCAAAGAGAAGATGGAAGCACTCCCAATGTCAAAGAGCAGGAAAGGTGGACAACCAAGTTTCTATCTCGGCAAGACGGTTGGTGAGTGGTGGGGTACTAAGGTTGCTGCACTAAACCCAGAGGCTCAAGCGTTGCAACAACTTCTTGACCCAAACAAGGTAATCAAGAAGAGCGCACTTGAGAAACTTACTCTTGAAGAGGTTAGAAATCGTCTAATTCGTTCAACCACAACTGGCGACAATCTTCTTGATATGCAGGAAGCAGTAACTTGGTTGATATTACGTGACTTAAGGGCTAACCCAGAACTTGCTAAAGATTTGATTGCTGGCAATGTGGACAATGCAATAGTGCGACGACTTGCTGGACTTCGTTCTCTGAACGAAGAGGTTGGTCGAATGAATGATGTGTTGCAGAGAATTGCTGTTGGTTTGTCTGATGACGACATTGTTGTCGTTGATGACCTTGTTACTGAATTAAGTGAAGTAAGAGCAAAACTTAACGAGAACATAATTGAACGTGCAAACATGGCTGGTGCTGATGTTATGTCAACACTTCAATTGGAAATGGTTCAATCAAACTTTGAACTTGCATGGCTTGGTAAAACTGGACAAATGTCTCAACGAGATATTGACGAGTTTGTTTTAGAATTAACCGCTGCTGGTGAAGTGGATATTGCAAACCTGTTGGATGAACAGTATTCAACTGGTGCGACATATGAACAGTTCCAAGAAGCAATCAATCAACTCACACAATGGAGACAGAATAATGCACGTGGATTGGGTTCTGTTGAACGTGCATACGATGTTCAGAAGTATGACAGTTTGGGTAAAGAAATTCTTGATTTAGAAGCACAACAAAAAGAACTTCAAGACAAGATAAAGACTGCTGGTATGAGGCTTTCTGGTAATGAAAGAACTGCATACAACAAATTGCAAAGGTATGGAAGTTACCAAGAACTGACACGTGACTACTCAGACCGTGCATTGTCTTACTACCTCATATCAGAAACAAACATGCACTTTAAGAGGCTTGCATCTGCGATGGCGCCTCTTGGAACAATTGTTGATGCTGGTGTTTGGCAACGTGTGTTCCATGAGGTTGCTCGCCAACAGGTTGCTGGAGCAAAGCAGTTCTCTCGTGAGTTTGGTGGAGTGGTAGAACTTCTTCGTGAAGTTCAAACCGTTGTGCAAGCAGGAACTGCTGGAGAACAATGGGCAATACTTCGTGAGCAAATGGTTAAGTTGCTCAACTCTGAAAATGGAGATTCAGTACGCAAGTTCTTCCCAGACTTTGATTTGATTCTCAACCGCAGTGGTATGAAGGAAATTTCACGACTGCATGCCCAAAACCCACGAAGCCAAGAGATTGTTAGTCGCATGCAAGAGATGCTTGGCATCATTGATACGGCAGAACAGACTGGTGCACGTAGTGGTCGTGCTGCCATGGAGACTGGCAGAACTGCTGGACCAAGGGCTAGCACAAGTGCAGTTGTTGAGACAATTGATGCAACGAGGGATGCGATGGGTGCCATGCGTGTTCAACGTGTTGCCTCAAGGGAAGAGCAGTTGGCAAAGATTGCTTCTAGGTCACAAAACCTTTCTGCTGAAAAACTTTACAACCAAATAAGAAAAATTCTTGACGATGAAGCATCACCAGTTGCTGATGCTCTTGCAAGAACGGAGCAGGGCGAGGTGATTGGAAGAATTACCAACAGGTTTGAAAACGAATTGCCATACTCGGTTGAAGGTAGAGAAATTCAAATGGTTCGCCCTGAGGTGACTGGAAACTTTGTTCAGACGCTTACTCCAGCAGAAAAGTTTGGTAGAGAACTTGAGATGTTGAAGAAAGAATGGGATGAGATTACCGACCGACTCAAGAAAGAACGTGCCGCTTCAAAGGAAGCAGCACAAAAGGCTGGTATTGAATTTGGTGTAAAGACCGCATCACGAACCGTCAGAGGTCGTGTTGGTGGTGGACTGTCGTATGGTTTTGCTGGATTGTTTTCTGATGCAATCAAAGCATCTTCGTCTCGCACAAAGGTTCGAATCTTCTTTGGTGAGTTGCTTGGTGGTACGTTTGAGTACAACGCCGTTGCAGACCCAATGAAGTTTGACATTGCAACTATTGGTCGTGAAATCCGACAGGCTGCAAGAATTAAGGAAGTTCCATTTGAGGGTTCTTATGCTGGTAAGACTCTTGCTGCAAGCCAAGAGAGAATTAGCACTCTTCTGAACTTGATTGACCCAGAGATTGATACAGCAAAAATTGTTGGTGCAGAGATTGTTCCGGGTCTTGACCGTTCAGCAGGTAAGGGTGGAGCGGGTGTGTGGGGTCCACTTGCTTATGCAGACCAAGCAGAACAACTTGCCAAGGAGTTGCGTGCGTCAATAGCACAGGATGCTGAGTTGTTGCAGGCAGCAAACCTTGCTGGTGTAAATGCTCAGGCTGTGCGAGACGGAACGATGACCCTAGAGCAGATGCAGGCTGTTGCAGAGAACTTGCGAACAATGTATGAGTTGGAGCCAACTGTAACCACGTGGCAGAACGCTGGTAAGCGTGGTATTGCTTTGATGTATGCAGATGCCGACCCATCAATCTGGGCTAAGTTCCCAGAAGATGTAAGGCAGATGATTCGTGACTACAGAAACCTGAAGGCCAATGTTGCACGTTTGGAAGCAAATCCTTTGCTTCCAGTTGCCCAGAAGCGTCAACAGTTTTTTAAGATTGCTCAGAAACTTTCTGGTAGCGACTTGCACATGTTGCAGAATCAGGCTGGTGAGTTTGTAATAGACCCATTCTCTCGTCCTAAGGATTTCATTTGGAACGAAGCACGACCGGGTGCTGTTGATGTTGCTGGTAATCCAATCACATCAAACATTGATACAAACTTGCTTGACAGACACTTCCAGAGCATGGGTAACTCAACTGTCACGTTGTCGCCAACTGGTGAAGCAATTATTTCTCAGGGTGGTGTTTCACGTGCGCCAAGAGGATTACAGCATGAAGTTTACCAATTAGATGTTGTTAACTTCAAAGAAGCATTAGACGCATATAACCGTGGTACTGGTTCATTCATCTTTATAGATGAAAGTGGAAATACAATTCAACTTCAGGATGCAATTGAGAAGTACTCAACAGGTGAAGCGTTTACCACGCTAAAGCCAATTCAAAGTGGAAACATTATTTCAGAAGGAATTGGTTCCAAAGATTCAATTGGGTTGCAGAATGCACTTGTTCGTTCTGGCAGCACATATGACCCCGGCAAGACTTGGGTTAGAGTTCCAGATGAAAAGCCAGTAGCAGAAGCAGCGTCGTATGCAACTGGTGCGATAGTTCAACCGGGCAAACCAGAAATGTTTATCAGGTTGCCTTGGGGCAACAACATTCCGGGTTATGGGCCTAGTCAGTTTGCGTTCACGCACAAAGGCAAACCATTGTCTTTCACGGAACAGGAATGGCATTCCTTGTTCCTGCCACCACAGGTAGCGGAAGAACAAACTATTCGTCAACTTGAAGACCAGATTGCAAAACTTGAAAAGTTGAAGCCTGTTGTTCCTCAAGGTAAGGCTCTTGTTAGAAAAGTTGATAAGGATAAAGTTGCTAAAATTGATGCACAGATTGAGGCAATCAATAAAAAAATTTCTGAGATATTTGAACGACCTGTTGATGTAAAGACGGTTCCTCAACTTCGAGCAGAAATAAAGAAACTTGAATTGAGGCTGCCTACAACTGCACGCAATTTGACCAAAGCACAAAAAGAGGCAGGGATACAGGTTGAAGCACAGATTGCTTCAAGACAGCGACAGATTGCAGTTATTTCTGCACGTGCTAATGCTGAGTCAAAGTTCAATTCACTCATTGAACAGTTGACACCAGAACTTGGTAAGGCTCTTGGTTTGTCCGATAGCGCATCACAGAACAAATCAAAGATTGCTGACGCTTTGGTTGAGCGCTGGCAGATTGTTAATCGTGGTAAAGATGTTGCTGAAGCACGTTCAAAGGTTGTGCGAGCACGCTTTAATGCAAGCGAAGATGGGAAAATTGTCAGCGAATTAACCAAGGCTAAGAATGAAGTTTCCACTGCACAGTTTACTGAGTACTTTAAAAATAGCAGGATGAAACTTGAGCAGGCTATCCAGTATCAGCAGGCTGCTGATGATGCACGTCTTACTTACGATATTAACAATAGAACCAAAGACACGATTCGCCGTGTTGAAGATTTGCTTGGTGAGATACGACCACTTGTTGGTGACAATGTTCCAAGGATTCCGTATGAGACTGCTACTGCTGAACAGCGACTAGCACAAGCCCAGTCAACTGTTGAGCGTAATGCTCAGCGTCAGGTTCTCAAAGACCAAATCAATCCTTTGATTGAAACCAAGCGTGGTCTTGAGGAACAACTTCAGACTGCCACGGTTGCTCAGTACTTACGTGATGAAACTGGTCGTGTTATGTACACGCCAGATGGACAGCCAAGATTCAAGAAGATGAGCCAGCAGGATGCTGAGAACATTATCTCATTGCAGAACGACTTGGCTGCTGTTGATGAGAAGATTGCAGCGACAACTGCTGACTTGGAGAAGTTGAATGCATCTGCATCGGCACGTCAGTCAACTGAAGTTGCAGAAACAACTGTTGCCGATTTGCCGACTCAACTTGATGACCTTTCGTTTAATCTTCGACATGCGAAGTTGCAACCAGTCATTCAATCTAACCCTGCACTCAAGGAAGCACTCGGTGCTATAAGAAAAGAGTTTGGTGAGAAGTCACCACGTTACAGACAGTTTGAAGAGATGCTTTCTGTTCTTATGTTTGAAAGTGAACAGTTTGATGCACTTCAACTTGCTCAAAAGAAACTTGCTGACCTTGACGCTAAAGTAACAAAGAGTGTTCAGACCGCAGATGACGTTGTTGCCAGAAAGGCTGAAGCATGGAACAAGGCTCAGATTCTTTATGATGAAAATGCTGCACAAAGGTACTGGACTTTGCAGTACGTTGATGCAGCACAGCAACGACTGGATAAGTTGAATGCCATTTCTACACGTGTTCGTGAGACATTGATTAAGAAGAAAGTAAATCCAAAGGATATGACTTGGGTCAATGAAGTTGACATGATTACTGCTGAACTTTCACCAGTACTTGCCGGCATGAAGAACATGAAGATGGAAAAAAATATGCAGGTCATCATGACCCAGCGTGCAGAACAGTTGATTGAACATCAGACATTGCTTGCTGGTCTTTCCGATGCACAGAGAGACTTGGCTTATGCCCGTGGTCTTCAGCAGATGATTGGTCGTGGTGCTGGCAAAGAGGAACTTGTGCTAGCCGCACGTAGAGGAAACGTACCAGCAGAAGTTTTGAACGGTGTGAGAATTGATGAGATTCTCAAAGAGGGTTGGGTGCGCCTTGGTGGACCATATCAGAATCTTCAGGTTACACCTGAGATTGCAGAGATATTCCAGAACGCACACAGACTGATTGAACCAGACTCCGTTCGTGCGTTGTCCAACTTCCTTGGTTCATACACCAAGTTCTTCAAGGCTTATGCAACTGCTACACCCGGATTCCATGTTCGCAACGCAATATCAAACGGAATGATGTTGTTCTTTGGTGGTGGTCGTGGTGAGTTCTTGAAGGAAGGTCTTATCGTCTCACGCAAATGGACAGAGGCTCAGGGTGCTAATAAGACTTGGGAACAGTTCTTGCAGGAACTTCCAGAGGCACAGCGTGTCCACGCAAACGTGGCACGCATGTCAACAGCAGCATCTGGTGGTGGTGTGTACTCGGATGTGCTCAATGACATCCGCAACGGAGACCAATGGTGGAACATGAAGATACTTAAAGCGAGTCAGAAGTTTGGTCAGTTCGCAGACGACCACGCACGATTCATCTTTGGATACGACGCAAGTATGCAAGGATTTGATGTTGGCATGGCTGCGGCTCGCACAAAGAGATTCTTTGTTGACTACCAAGATGTGTCAACTGTTGACAAGGCTTTGCGTCAGGTCATTCCGTTCTGGATGTGGACTTCACGTAACTTGCCATTGCACATACAGAACATGTGGATGAACCCTAAGCCTTACGCAATCTACAACTCGATTGTCCGCAACTTGCGTGATGACAAAGAGGGCGATGTTGTGCCTAACTACTTCAAGGAACTTGGTGCATTCAAGTTGCCATTTGGTAAGGACTTGTATGCGAACCCAGACCTTGGGTTCAACAGAATCGGACAAACTCTAAACGAGTTTTCCGACCCAGCACGACTCATGTCAAACGTGAACCCAGCGATACGAGTTCCAATTGAGTTGATGGGCAACAGGCAGTTGTATTCAAACAGACCATTCTCGTCAACACCTGTGCAAGTAGAGGGACCACTTGGTTCGGCATTACAGCCACTGGCACAAATGCTGGGCATGGGAACAACAAATGCTAAGGGTGAGAAATTTATCAACGATAAATTCTTCTACGGAGTTAGAAGCATAGCGCCAACTCTTGGAACGCTTGAGCGACTTGTTCCTTCAACAGAAACATATCAACAGAGAGGAACTGGTAATCAATGGCTTGGATTCGTTGGTGCTCCAGTGAAGCAAGTAACAGAACAGATGAAAGCATCAGAACTTACACGCCTCAAGAAATCTCTTGAAGCATTCATGAACGAACAGAAAGCGATTGGGAACATTGAATGAAAAAGGGTAGACCGTACACGGGAAACAAAGATGGTGCAGCAAAGAAACTTCGTCCGGGCATGAAAGTATTCATTGACGAAGTAATCAAGTTGAGCAATGGTGCGCTCTGGAACAATGGTGACTGGGGTGTCCGCCCAATGAGGGGCAAGGAGTCGCTCAGCGTCCACGCAACGGGGCGAGCAGTTGACTTGTCGTACCGTCATATGCCACCAAAGAAGGGCATCAAGAACGGTCGTATGGAAGCACTACGTGTGTTGAAGATTATTGTCGCCAACGCTGATGCGTTAGGCGTTGAAGCAATTTTTGATTACATCGTCAAGCCACATGGTCGTGCTTGGATGTGTGACCGCAATGCTTGGTTGAACTACAAGAAGAAAACTATTCATGGGGGCGGTTCAGGAGACTGGCTCCACTTTGAGATTTCTCCAGAAATGGCGGATAGCCCTGAGAAGGTGAAACAGGCTTTTGCGAACTTGGTGATTCCTGAGGAGACTCCGACGAATCAGGAATAGAAACAGTTGGCTGATGTATCGTGACTGTTTTGATAACCATTCCTATCGGAATGTGAATTGGCATACCAACTGTTTTGGGGTCTTCAACTTCATCAGGGAAGTATGAGTTCACTACAGTTACGTAGTTAGCAAGCATGTCTGGCACAAGCCAGCCAACAGTAACAACTGTTGTGTCTTCTGGTGTGTACTTGTCTAAGTCTGTCCAACCGTTTTCGCCATCAAAAGCATCACGCCAATGGATAACGACTAGCGCCCATTCTGATTTAACGTCTTTAGTTTTCATATGGATTGATTCCCTCTTCTGATAGATGTACTTCAAGTGTTTCAATTATTCCAGCCATGAAAGATGATATACGCAACCAACTCATTGCATCACCCTGTAAAGCATTCCTCCAGTAGTTGCATAACTCGATTGCTGATTCATTGTCGGAAGAAAGAACAAGTGTGACTCCACCTTCCATGTTCTTTTCAATTTTTTTGGCGTTTGTGTTCATGGATTCAACTTGTGCTCTTGGCACAATGTCGTAAATCCAATCTTCTTGTTCAGCCATTTTTTTTCTTCCTTTTCTTATTAGCAACATATATACTCCCGAAGGGCAAACCATTCTTTGGTATTCCCTCACCCACAACCACGTTGCCATACACCTGTGCAAGTACGATAGCAATCTCTTGCGGATTGACCTCAACATCAAAACCCACCGTTATCTGTCGTGTCTTCAAGTCCGAGCCTTTCTCTAATAATCTGATTCTCTAAGAGATGCAATCGTAACCGCTCGTAAGCGGCATTGCGTAACCTCCAAGCATGTGGCTTTGACACGCCAAGCCGACCACCAAGTTCTTCCAGCGACACCATTTCAGAATTGATTGCATCAATAATGAAACGGTCTTGGTCGCTGAGTTTCTCAATACATTCCGCAATTGCTTCACGTAAAGGTTGAAGTTCAACAACTGATTCAACTGCGTTCTCACCAGAAGCAGCCATCATCAACGCCTCTATCGGCGTTTCAGGTCTCCTATTACCACGAAGGTTTGCTTCGTGGTAAGGAGTCATGGCGACTTCTCTATTCTTCAAGACTTACAATCTCTGTGTTCTCAATTGGTATCTCAAAGAATGATTCACCATCTGTGTAGATGGTGTTCTTGGTAACTATCTTGTTGAACTCTTTGGCATCAACAATGAGTATGTGTGTTCGTTCGTGATTGAACATCACAAACTTCACATGTTGATTACCTTCAAGGAACTTATATTTGCGTGAAGCAAAGTGAACACTGTCAAATGGGAAGTTTGCACCACGCCAGTTGTGTTTGATTTCTATCTCAACCCCAGTGTCCTCACCAAACCAGTTTGACAGAATATCAATCCCATATTTATCCGGATTGACTTCTGCTTCATATCCTTTGGAATGAAGCCAGTCTAAGAATATTTCTTTTACTGAGTCATCTGCGTTATACAGATTCCTGTCAAATGGTTTGGATATTGGTTTCATGAAAAGAATATGACTGCTAGCACAGCCACTCCGATTGCAAACATGCCGTAGGTAATCATGCTTTCTCCAAGTACAGACAAACAATCTGTTTGTCGTCGGTGTATGCCACACCGTTGAGTGCATCTAATATTGACTTGGCATAGTTGTCAATATCTCCAGTTAGTTTTCCCTTTGGTAGAGGAAAGTCTGGGTCTGGTTCAACTCGTTCAATCATCATCTCTGTGCCTTCAACAGTAAAGCGAAGTTTCATTGAGAGCATGCCCTCTTCAAAGAGTGGCCCCTTGTATGCTTCCGCAATTTTTTTCTCATACTCAACCGTGTCTTTTGGCGTGAACGCATGACCTGTTTTTGTAACACGTGGTCTTCCTTTTGATTTTGGTCTAGTAGAAAAAATTTGATGGTATTGAAGTTTTTTCATGGTCTAAAACCTTCCTGATTGTCCGAGCCGTACGCTCCTTCAATAATCTTAACCAACTCCTCAACACCATTAGTGCGTAGGTGAAACTTGCCCCAACGTTTGTCCGCATCAACAAGAATCATGTATGCCTTGCCGATTGGCATCCCACACTCATGAGCCTTATGTGCAAGGCGAACAAGCGTATTAGAACGGTCGTGCTTCTCATCTGGACCATGTTTCCAAATCCAGTACACCAGACCATCTGCATGGTCTAGTGCTTCACGAACAGAAATGGATGTTGGCATTTCTAGCACAGCCCTTTGTCTTGGGCGGTGACGCTCAGCCAACGGCTGAAGCAGGTTGATGCTTACACGATTAGAAATCGCTTCATCAATGAACTGCCTTAATGTCATTGGGGAGTCTTCACGCTCAAACATTACATACCTATTCTCTGGCATCTCGTTGTATCCGTTAGGATACGGAAGCCTGACATAGTTCCCTAGTCCGGTACATTCTTCTTGCTTAGGGTTGACTTCCTTTGGTGGCAAACCAATGACTTCATGTGCCACAAGAAAAGCCCTACGCATAATTGGCGCAGGAATCCAATCGTTGGCAAAGACCCACACGTGATAACCCTTGCGTGTCTTTTCTACGAATGAAGGTATTGACTTTATCTTGAGTGCTGTTTGCAAGTTTCGTGCAGAGTCAATGTCATCAACATCAATGTCTGAACAACCCCAACGAACGGTGCTTCCATCGGTCAGAGGGTAGATACCGATGAGTTCTTCACCGTATAAATGTCGTGCGAATGTTGAGTAGGTGACTTCCTTTTTTACGGAACTCCCTTCCCAACTTCCGTACGCATCTGTACGACCACCGAACAACCTCATGAAGTTTTCTACTGCATCAATCTGCATAAGGGAGCCCCATCTGTCTGTACTGGTCAGGCAACTCACCGTTGTCCAAGTCACGAAGTCTTCCCGTGTTCTGGTCTAACTCAAAGTCAATGTCATCAACCAACTGTCCTGCTGGTCGCTTGTTCTTCAAAAGCGAAACAGTAACGGTGTGTTCGTGAATCCTTTGCTCAAGTCGCAGGTAATCGAGTCTGTCTTGTGCACGTTCGCTGTGCGAGCGGTCAAGTTTCTCAATCAGTTCGTTTATCTCCGCAGCAATTTGATACTTCTTGCGACGGACACCAATGATTGATGTTGCTTGTTGCTCACCACCGTACGAGCCAGACGACATGGTTAGTTTTGCACCATCAGCACCTGCGGTGCGTGATGTTTGGTGCAACACCAACATTGGAATGTCGTGACGACGACCGAACCCTTTGAGGAAGGTCGCTTTGTCTGGCACAGTTTCTCCTGCTTCTACCAAATCTAGATAGTCAACGACCACTAGTTCAGGTGCTTGCCCCCACACGTCGCAAACCTCTCCATAGGCTCGCTCCATGTCAGAGGAAGTAAGTGGCTGGTCAAACACAGCAAGGTTTGGAAAGTGTTCCTCTGCTGTACTGCGTAGCAGGTTGATGGCTTCTTGGTCATCTTGTGCTACTCGTCGTTCCAGTTCTCGTGCATCAATGTTGTGATGAATACAGGTGAGTTTGGTCAATACGAGTTGGCGAGGCTCGTCAGGTATGAACATTGCAATGTGTTTGTCACGGTTGTTTCGGAGTGCGTGAAGTAGTAAGAGCGTCTTACCACCATGCGCAAACCCAAGCATCATGCAAACTTCGCCCGGTGCAATGCCTCGTAGTTCTTGGTCTATGCGGGGAATACCAAGATGTACACGCTCTTGGGGAGACTGTGCCCATCTGACGAAAGAGTCAGCGGCTTCAGCAAGAGGCGTGTACATCCTGTATTCGGAATGTGGGGAGACCATCGGATTTGGTCTCCCCACTGATTCCCAACCCGCAGATATTTCTTCTGCGGAAAGTCTCATCACTTACCTCGTGGCGGCCAGTAAGCCTTTTCCTTGTCGTCAACTGCTTTGAACCAAGGACGCTTTGGATTCTGCGCCAGTCCATCACGGTTGTCATACACCTTGGTTACACCATCACGCTTGCACGCTTTGATGAGCCAGTCTGGAATCTCGCCATGTTGCTGACCAGCAATCTGTACACCACCTGTGCTCGTACCAGTTGGCTTAGTTACTTCTTCAGCGTTGAATGTGTCTTTAACCATTGAAACGATTCGAGCATTGCTTTCCTGAATTGTGTTCTGTCCGTAAATCTGTTCCATCAACATGTCGTTGATGTTTGAGAACAGAGTTGCGAACTCGCCAATGCGCTCGTCTACTCCGATGGTCTTGTCTGTGAGGTCTGCTGCAATCTTTGCAGAGACTTGTGTGATGATTGCTCTATCTTTATCCATTATTGTGCCTCCTCGGCGTTGTTGTTGTCGCTCGGTATGTACGAGCCTTTGCAATACTCCCAAACTGGACACCATCTCTGCGAACAGAGAAAGTGCTGGTCGTTTACAAGCCATCGTGTTGATGGCATGTGTAGTTTAACAGTAAGTAGATTGTTTACCAGAGCAATGGTTTGTTCTGTAATCCACTCACCGTGTTTTGCTGTTCTTACGACTGGCACAATTTGACCAGTACTTGATGCATTGCGAATCATGACACCGAAATTAAATTCAACGTCATAATCAATCAACCCCAGTCGGGTTGCTGCTTCTGCATAAACAGCAGACTGTATGTTTTGTGTTTGTTTTTCTGCTTGATAATACTTACGAGCCGCAGTTTTCCAGTCCCAAATACCTTGGGGATGGAAGTAATCCATCGTGCCTTCAAACCACAGTTCGTACTCAAACACTTCGTTTTCTACGTGTGCAATCTTGGATTCAAACTTCCATTCACAGTCACCGCCTTCTGGCACATGAGGCATAATGTCTCGTGCCCACGCATCTGCCATTGAGGCAATGTGCTTATCCCAGTTCTTGGGGTCTGTGTTTGTGATGTTGATTGACTTACCTTCCGACTGCAACTCTTTCTGCCTTGTTCGGAAAGCGTTTACCGAATGGTCTGCAATGTCGGCTGGCACAATCTCGCCACGAAGCACCGCTTCAATACCAGCGTGAACTGCCGTGCCCATCATTGCTGAGTCATTCTCTTTGCGTGTCTCAGGGTGTAGGGCAATAAGCCTCGCACGCTCTGGGCACATCAACGCATCACCAAGCCAAGACTGTCTTACGTAAATCTTGGTAACGTCGTATCCATTGTTGTTTTCTATTCTCACTGCTTCTCCCTTGTGCTAGTGATTGCTTAGCGCCGAACCGAAAGGTTCGGTCGCACGGGTTAGTGCCCCCCCCCCTTTCCCCCCCCATTGTACACGAGGGGGAACGGGGTCAAGGGTACTACATTCTCCAAGGAGCGAACCCGTTGTCGTTCCTGTCCTCTGAGTAGTTGTAAATGGCTAGCGCCGCCCTGAGGTTGCGAGATGGGTCGAATAACCCCGCAGAACGCTTTACAATGCCTCTGTTAGCCAACCACGGCGTCCAGAACCCATTGATTTGCGCCAAGCCCCTAGAACCACCCATTGGGTCGTATGTGTTGTGCTGGGCAGGGTCACACCTGCTTTCACGCCACATTAGATAATCCAATTTGGGCAACAGGGACTGTCGCCACCCAACATCAACGGCGGTTTGCCACCATTGAGGGCAACGTGCTGATGCTGGAATCTTGACCGGCTCAGGTAAGTCGTGTTTGGTTACGGAAGTGGGGGGCACTACGCCCCCCACAGCCAATGAAAGTGAAAGTATTGCTTTTGCTATCAAGAATCATCTCCTTGTAATGCTAGGGATAGGACTGTTTCCATTTCCTGCTTTGCAGAAAGCAGTTCAACGAACTCTGTGTGAGTTGAATCTGCTCGCTTACCATCGCCAAGTCGCTGTATCTTCTTTGCTAATTGGTCTACACCAATGCTCAAAGACTTTACGACCGCCCGCAATTCGGACAGGGTTAGTGTTACCTCCAATGTTGGTTCTTGTTTCCTCACGGCATTTGCCTTTCTGTTTCTGTTGTAGATGAGAATTTCAGCGCACGAACAATATCGTACATATCTCGCATGGCACTTGCTAATGAGCCTCTTGCGTTACCTTGGTCGTATGTAACGTCTTTCTCACCCTGAAATCGGATGGAAGAACCCATTGTGCCACGATGGCACATTGTCATAAGACGAACACGCTTACGCTCGGGATGTTGTGATGGTGCAATCTCTTCATCTTTTTCACTCTTGATTGGAGAAGCCCAACCAACAGTACTGATTGCAAATCCACTGTAACCAGTTTCATACAACATAACTGCGTTGAATGTGTCGTCAAGCATTTCGTAAACATCTGTATCTTCTGCGATTTGCTTGATGATTGGAACTTCACCACGAACATAGTCAACAGCAAATAATAATGCTGGTGATTGCTCGAATGACTCTCCTAATTTTTCTGCTATCGCTTGGTCAATCTCTCGTAGAGTCTGCTCAAATTTTTCTGTGTAGTTTATTGGTGTATTCATTTGTGATTCTTTCTCCTTGGGTCTAGTTTTCCGTTTGTTAGTGTGATGCCACCCCAAATGCCCCACGAGTTGGTTGCTTTGCCGTAGGCAAGGCACTCATCTTTTATGGAACATTCAGAGCAGATTGCTTTTGCTTTCTTCCATTCTCTTACTTTTTGTTTAGTTGGCGGCCATTCTGGAAACCACCAAATGGTTGGTTGGTCTTTGCAGTTTGCTTTAGCAAAGTCTATTGTTATCGGCTCAAACATCGGTGCTGAGTCGCAGTCTGGTAATCAATGTTTCAAGTACTCTTTCTGCCATTGTGTTAGCCATATTGATTGATAGTTCCTCAATCCTGTTATTGATTATCTCGTGTATGTTCATTGAGTCTAAAGACGCATTGACCTGAGTTGTAATCATTGAACGGAAACGTGAGTTGTTGATTATTGCACGTTGTAAACTTTCACTCACATTGTCTTCGTTGACTATTGAATCAGCAATCTCTGAATAGTCCATGTCATCAAGAACATTACGCTTGATGTCATAGTAGTCAATTGACTCCATTACCCAGTCACGAATCTTGCGACTGAAGTCTCTGTCGTCGGTTACTTGGTCCGTAACTTGACTAACAACATCTGCAACTGTTGGTATGCGACCATTTACCTGACGCTCCACCTGCTCAATGATTGTTGTTTCTAGTGATTGATTGAATAGTGATGGCATTGATGCGCTGTCAAGCGATACATCAAATTCCATTGCTTGTGGGATAAGTTTGATTGTTGTCATTTTGTTTCTCCTGTTTCTGTGTGTGTATTAGTAATAACTTGGGTGTGTGTTTGTGCCAGACGGAATCTCGAATCCGTAGTTGGTGGTTGGCATTTCAGGTTCTTCCCACAATGCGTCCCAACAATTGCAAGTGTCGTACTGGCAGAACAAGCACGCACTGCAAATACCACAGTGTGTGCGAATCTCGTCAGCCGGCACTATCTCTTGTGACTCGCACAGATAGCACGTCACTTTGTTGTGTGTTGCGCTAACTGGGTCGCTGTACAACTCTGCAATCTCAAGGCACTCGTTGAATGTTGGTGACTGACTGACTAGTGAAGCCTCGTCATCGTAATCAAACTTTGGATTAGAGCCAGTCCAACTAGATGTGTACTTGGTTGACTCGTAGCCATAGTCCCAACTGCTCCAACCAGAACCGTACATGCCTGAATAACTGGCATAACGAATTGGTGCTTGTTTGTACGATGAGTTTGACCACCAGATATCTGAATCCCAGTGACCGTCTTTCTCGTTGACGATATACCAGTCATACTTTGCATCGTCATTGACAGTTAGGAATGCGAGTTTAGAACCCTTAGCCCAAGCAGCCATCTGCTGAAAGTATTCGTTGTCATCAAGAGAACTGATGCCACCGATAGCAGGCATAATGTCTTCTGCAAAGACTCTGGTATCTGAACGCAACTCGTTCTTCTCCATCTTGACTGGCAGTATGCCGTTGTGACCCATAACAGTTTGGCTGTCTTGACCTAACAAGAATGGGTGACAGTTATCAACGGTGTTAGTGCCGTGAGTTGTCCAACGGAAGTGAAAGATTGCAGGGCCTTGCATTGTCTTGCGTGCATCAACAAACTTGTTAGCAACTTCCTCAAAGTTCATACTGCGAACGATGTGAAGTTTCTTGCCTGTTGATATTGCGAAACCAAAGCCATCAGGATTTGATTGAGCAGCAATCTTGAACCTGTCCATGTCTGGTGAGACATAATCAGGAATGAGTGTAAGTAGACACATGTGGTGTCCTTTCTGTGGGGGCTTGCGCCCCCACGATTGTGTTTATGTTTGTGTGTAGTAAGACGGTCTTACTAGATTACTTTTTCTGCAATGCGATGACGAAGAATCTCAAAGCGTGGTGAGTTGATTGCAGTCAACCATGAACTGAATGCAGGGAACAACAAGCCACCTTGCACAGCCTGTCGTGTCTCAACATCTTTGGTGTACTCAAACGATGCTTGAGCAAACTGCATAGCAGCCTGAACAGTCACAGGGTTGAGTGATGGGCGGAAGAAACGCAACTCGATAGTCGCTGAGTTCTGCAAATTGACAGCAAGGTAACGGCGATTGTTATGCACGTAACCTTTAGCCATTTGCAGAAGCGTCGTGCCCTTGACCATATCAGGACTATCCCAATCGCTGTAACTATTGAGAAACTGATTTATGTCAAATGCAGCGAACTGGTGAGACTCACGACCAGCGAACTTGACAAGTGGTTCACGATTCTTGAAGATGAAGTAAATGAACTTCATCAAGTGCGCTTCGTTGACGAATGAATTGCGTGACAGGTGCAAGTGCAAGCCACAAGAGTGAGCCTTCCAAGAATGGAAACCCATTGTCTTGAGACCAGAGATTGCTTCCCAATTGAAGTCATTCATGAAGAAGTCAAGTGTGCCGGGCTGAGTGACAATCTCGAATCCGTAATTCAATGAAGCGTCTGTCTTGAGATGCACAGTATCTACATCACCAATGCGAGAAGCGTTGAGTACGTGACGAGCACCAGCGTTCAAATCGCCATTGACACACTCGGTCTCAATCTCTGCGCCAATGTACAACTCTGGTGTCAGAGTATTGGTCTTAGATGTTGAGTATGTGTCAACAAGACGATATGCACTACCGAACTCATTACCCCTGTGCATGAACACAAGACGGAATCGTTCGGAGTAACCGTGAATCAGTCTGCCCTCTGCTGGCTCGTAATCATCGAGACACGAGTTGGAACAAAAGCGATAACCATCATCACTTTCGTATGCATCACTTTCGTGAACCCCGTCTTCACAGACTAAACAACTGTAGTATCCGTCTTCGTCTGGTTCTTGTATTTGTCTTGGCATAACTACCTCTATCTTTCTTTGTATGTGTACCAACACGATTGTGCTAGTTCTGTTCATTGCCGATGAACATAGTTGATGACACTTACCAAAGTCAAATTGATAAGTGCCATCTCAACGCTCACCAGTAAGATGGTCTTACTGTCAAATACCCAATATCTATTGGGGATTTACGCTGTTTGCTCTGCGTGGATATCGCCAGACTTCTTCAACATAAATTGAAGCATCTCTGTCAGTCTGTCATTCTCTTCACGCAACAATTCAATTTCAATCTTGGCGTTCTTGAGTGTCGCCTCAATAATCTTGAATTGTTTGTTGATGTATGGGTCAGTCATTGCTGTTCTCCTATCAGTTGGTTCATTTCTGCAACATACTTATTTAGACGCTTATGAAATTTCTTCATATGCTTCTCGTACTCTTGCCACGGTTTCTCTGGTGCATTGAGTAGTTCGTGACAAGCCTTGTACATTTTGTGCACATTCTCCAAATCGTCTACCCACAATTCCTGCGGATAAACGGCAGTGAATATCGTGTCAAGCAATTCCATTGACCGATACCTTGATACTTTCGTTTTCTCTGTTGATGCTTTTGGTATCTTTGGTCTGAATTCATATTTATTCATTGCTGTCCCACCTTGTTGCATAGGCGTAATCGGCAAATGCATTTTGATAAGCAGCGAATAGGTCGTACTTCTTGTGGTGACGAACAGCGTCATTCCATTCGTTGTGCTTTGCATAAACTGCTTCACATCTGAAATTCCAAAGCACTTCTCTAAAACCCCAGTCATCAAACTCTGGAACATAGATTGAGTTACCACTTCTCTTATCGGTAATTGAAATATCTGTGAAAGCCGAATCAACTTCACTCATCACATCTTGGACTCGCTGAGTGGGAACTAAATGTATGTATCCACTGACTGACCAATGAGTATTCTCCATCTCAAAGAATTGTTTCTCATCCATTACTTCTTGCACTGATTTCATTTCTTCTCCTCTGTTTTTTTGTTGAGTTTCACAATTATTTCTTCAGCATAAATGCGCTGTCTCTGTGATTCGTTGTACGCATTGACCATCTTCCAAGCGAACTCAACGAGTTCGTCTTTCCTCATTGCATACAACGATGACTTCGTACTGCTATTCATTCCAATCCCCATTCGTTGGGTGATTACGCATAACCCACTGTCGTGACATATGCAAATCTTTCTCTGCTTGCTCGTAACCCCACTCGTATGCGAAACCCCACACAAGTAGAACAATAATCAACGCCATCGTGAACAATCCAAACCAGTTCATACGGCCACCATTTCTGAAATCAAATCTTCTCCAATGATTGTGATTTGGTTGTCATCTTCCACGTCACGACCAATCAAATAACCGATAGTCCTATCAACATCGGCAAGAAGTAAATCCAACTGACTGCGCTCATCATCAGTCATTGCATTCCATTCCGCTTCAGTCTCAATCGTGTCAAGAAGAATAAGTTCTACCCAACACGACTTCCACTCAACTAATTTCATTGTCATTGTCTCTCTATTCTGTGTCTCGTAGTTCCGAACTACGGAATTGAGTCCACCAGTAAGATGGTCTTACTGATGAACTCTCACCGCATTTCAGTTCTGACTAAGCAGAAACTGCCATTGGATTGAACGCACCGTCAATGTGTCGTGATGCGTACACCGTTGGCTCTGTGAAAGCAGAGACAATCGGTTCGTTCACACCGAACACCATTTCGAGCATTGACATAAACATTTCATCGCTATCTGCGAGCGTGTCAATACGGTTGATAATTGCTGATTTATTGAGTGACATAATGTCTTCTTTCGTTTGTGTGTGTATATGTTTTCCATCAGCCATAGCCGTGGAGTTGAGAACACCAAGCAGGGGAATACTTGATGTTCTCTCACCACATCCGTGGATATTAGTAAGACGGTCTTACTGTATTACTTGCCAACTTCGGCAAGGATTGCCAATGCCAACTTGCGTGCGTTAGCAACGCCAAGACGGTTGATTGTGTTGTCTGCACTTGCCTTAGCGCTGAAACGCTTAGCCTGTACTTCTTTCTTACCCTTGATGCTGTCCTTCTTTGCGCTCTCAACGGTCTTGTGCTTCTTGGCGAATGCAATCGCTTCAGAGTAGAACACCTTGAGTGCATCGAATGACTTGTCTACTTTCTTGTAGTTCGCCTTAGCGAATTCCGAGACAGTCATTGCTTCTGCATCTTGCGAACGGTTCGTGACCAATTCGCCACCCACTTTCGTGTAGAACTCTGCAAGCAATGCTTGACCCAAGTTCCAACGGGCAACTCGTGCATCTTGTACAGATGCAATCGCTGTCTTCGTGAGCGTGATGATGTTGTTTGTATTCTTCATTATGTATCTCTGTTTCTATTTGTGCTAGCAAGTAAGACGGTCTTACTCGGTAGTGACTACGCTGTAGTCAATGAGCAACACCAATAAGATGGTCTTACTGATGTTGCCGTATTCATTACAGCGATTATTAGTTCCATTCAGATTTGCAACGCTCGCAACGGCATTGCGAACAATAATTGCAATCACCGTTCTCTATGGTGTCACAGACACACCACAGCGCACGCTGTTCTTCTTCAGTCATCTTGTCGGTTGCCATAGGCTTCACTCGCTTTCATTGTCAAGTGGTAACGCTGTGTGCGCACCAGTTCCTACTCTTATTGTGTGGGCATTTAGTCAAATAAGCGCAAACGCCCGCAAACGCTCGCACAAGCACGGTGGGTACATAGGGTGGGGGTGCACGGCTTTCATCAATGGATGGTTCTAGCCCGTAGCCGTACAGACTAATTTTTAAAAAGGGGTGGGGGATAGAAGAAAAGGGTACCTTTTCCTTATTTTTATTAGCAATCCCACTTTTTTAGGGCTAGTGCCTTGCGGGTTGGTCTGCCCTTCTTGTCCTTCATAGGCCCCGGCATGCCACCCATACGTGCACAAAACGATTTCCTACGCTTGGCTTTGGCTGGTGATGACTTGGCAGCCTTGGCTGACACTGGTGGTTTAAGAGTGCCACCTGTTTGTGCTTTGTATGATGCTCGACCTTTGGCGTTAAGTCCGCCTTTAGGGTTCTTGCCTTCTTTGCGTTGCCATGCTGCTGTCTTAGCCACGACCGGACCTCTTTGCAGCAGCGTTGTCTACAAGGTTGGGGTATGGGCGACCAGCCTTTTTGGCACGGGCTTTAGCAGATGCTTTTTGTGCAGGGGTCAACGGTGTTGACTTTTTGTTTGGGTTTTTTTTATCCCAGAATGCTTTTTTGTTTGCCATGTGTTTACCTCTGAACTTGTGCTAGTCGGACTGGTTCTTCGCCACCCTTTGGGGTGGCTCAGACAGTTCTGTCCTTCCCCCCTCCCCTACCCCTCCCCCCATTCGTTACATATCTTTGAGTGGCTAGCACATCACTCACAGTGGTCGTAACGAATTGGCTTTATAGCAATGAAACAGAACGAAGAGTTAACTCTCACAGCACAACAGCAAGAGTATTTAGATTGGCTTTGCACAGCACCATCTGAACGCAATCCATCTTCTAAAGAAAAGATGGCAGGTCATTTAGGCGTTAACGTCACAACACTCCGCCGTTGGGAAAAAAAAGAAATCTTCGTCACCCAATGGAAAACGGCGGTGGACGAAGTTCAGGGGTCGCCTGAGCGCACTCAGCGACTCCTAGACACGTTGTATGCCAAAGCCCTTGACGGTGACACCAAATCTGCCCAGTTGTATCTACAGGCGACTAACCGTATGGCTCCGCCTACGGTAACGGTTCAGTCTAATAAGAAGGCAGCAGAACTTTCTGATGCTGAGTTGGACTCTTTGATTGCTGCGGTAGCGGAGCGTGAGAAGGCTCAACGTACACACTTGAAGGCTTTGTGAGTTTAGTCGAATGCCCAGAGTGTGGCGAAGAGTATCCACCTGTGGCAACACATTGGATTTGTCCAGCGTGTGGGATTGATGATAAGTCACATCCAAAGATGGCTGTGTTTGAATTGAGGGATTATGAAAACAACTAACGATGCAATGTATGAAGCGTTGGTAGCCCTGTACCCAGATGCTGGCAAGACGCTTGGCGACTTGCTGTACACGCATTGGTCTGTTACTGGTTTGGCATTTCGTGGTACTGCTGAGCGTGATTACTACATTGCTGCTGGCACACCGGGTTTCACTCTTGGTGACTTGGCTAACAACTTTTGGTCTGACCCCGACTATGCGGTAAGCAACTTGGAGTTGGAAGATGGTAACGATTTGCTCTTAGAAGATGGAACGTCGTTTGCGTTGATGGAGATTGGTAATGGCTGATAAGAAGATTACACAACTGGATGCTCTAACTTCGGTTGCCGCTCCTGACTTGTTTTTGGTTGTTGATGACCCTTCGGGTACACCAACTTCGAAGAAGGTAACTGCTGCCAACATTCTTGCCTACGTTCAGGATGGGGTTGTATTCCCTTCTTCGGCAGAAGACTTGGATGACCTTGGTGACGTGACTGCACCTAACCCTAGTACTGGTGATGTTTTGCAATACAATGGTTCTGCTTGGGTAAACGCTTCATCCAGCAATGACCAGTTTGTCTTATCGGCAGCAATTTTCACCAGTTAGGTAACGATTCAGGAGAACATATATGGCAACTTTTAGCAAAATACCACTCAGCGGTTCAACAGACGGTCGTGGCATCCACATCAATGATGATGCAACACCCGGCAAAACAGTTCATACTGGACCAAACGTAGCGACAACAACTGATGAAGTTTGGTTGTATGCGGTCAACTATGACACCACAGACCGTAAACTCACAATTGAATGGGGTGGCGCAACTGCTGGTGGCGACATTATCGAGTACACCGTAAAAGCAGAAAACGGTTTGTACTTGATTGTTCCGGGTCTGATTATCAAGGGTAACGCTACTCCATTGGTTATTGCTGCTTTTGCTGCAACGACCAGTGCTATCAACATTTTTGGGTACGTCAACCGCATCACAGGCTAGGGGTACTAAGTGCCTTCATTTCTAAAGAACACAGCAGGTGGTAAAGCCGTCAGTGGCGGAGCCTTGGCTCCACGCTCACGGCGTGGAAACAACGTTGACCAAGTTAATTCTTATTGGGCTGGAGGCGGTGCAAACCCTCCAGCAACAGTTGAAGTTTTGGCTCTTTCTGGTGGTGGCGGTGGTGGTTCTGGAGTTGGTTCTGGTGGTGCTGGTGGTGGTGCTGGAGGCGCTGGTCAAGCATTTAATTCATCTGTTTCAGTTTCAAGTGGAGTTGCTTACACAATTACAGTTGGTGCTGGTGGTGGAAAAACTGTTACAGGTGCGGCTTCATCCGCAGCACTAGGTAGCACTATTTCATCTAGCGGTGGCGGTGGCGCTGCTAACGCAAACGGAAACGTCGGAGGCGCTGGAGGCGGTGGCGGTGCTGGTAGTACGGCAAATGGTGGCGGTGGTGGTACGGGTGGTTCGGGTGGTGCAATCGGCTCAAACGGAGGTAGCGGTAGCGCTAGTTCAATTACAGGTTCATCGGTAACTCGTGGTGGCGGAGGTGGCGGTGGCGGTGGAAACGGCGTTAACTCAAGTGGTGGTTCTGGTGGTGGCGGTAATGGTGGACCAGGTTATGTAAACGGTAACGGGCAAAATGGTGGAACAAATCTAGGTGGCGGTGGTGGCGGTGGTGGACACGCAGTAGGACAAGGCGGTAACGGCGGTTCGGGTGTGGTTGTTATTGCTTACCCATTAACTTTTGATGAAGCAGTAGCAACAACAGGAAGCCCAACTATTAGTCTTGTATCTAGGTCTGGTTATCGTGTTTACACTTTTACTGGTTCAGGGAGTATAACTTTCTAATGGCTCATTTTGCTAAAATAGAAAACAACATTGTTATTGATGTTGTTGTTGTTAATAACAACGAACTACTTGTTGACGGTATTGAGCAAGAACAAAAAGGCGTTGAGTTTTGTCAATCGTTATTTGGTGGGGAGTGGATTCAAACTTCTTACAACAACAATTTTCGTAAACAATATGCAGGAATTGGTTTTACCTATAACGCTGACGCAGACCAGTTTGTAGCACCACAACCATTTCCATCATGGACATTAGACAGCAATAATGATTGGCAAGCACCAACACCAAAACCAGAGGGTAATTTTTACTGGGATGAGGAATCATTGTCATGGCTTCCAATTCCAGACGCTGGATAATCTTTGTTCCAGTAGCCATACTGGCATTATGGTCAACGGTTGCTAAAGCAGATGGCTTAGGCGACTGGACCGCTTCGCAGTCCTGCGCCACAGGTTCTGTGGACGTAGTTGAAGACTCGATTGTTATTACAGGGCCCGACGGTGGTGGGTGTCAAGGTGCCAACTGGGTTCAGGTTGAGACCACAATCCCAGAGGATGTGGACACAGTAGAGTTCACATGGTCGTATTGGACTAATGATGGCTGGGTCTACGACCCGCCACAGTATGGCATCAACGGTGTGTACACATTGCTGACACAATCCAATCAGGCATCTGGTTCTTTAGTGGTTGAAGTAACGGCTGGGGATATATTTACATTCAGGCAGTATTCAACTGATTCGTGCTGTCAGCCGGGTCACTTAACGATAAGCGACCTTTCACTATGGGAATCTACAACAACATCCACGACCCCAACAACGACGATAGTTACTACTACTGTCCCCGAAGAGACTGTGCCTGCCACCAGCACGACTTCTACGACAGTTCCAGAAACTACGACAGTTCCAGAAACTACAACAACGTCTACTTCAACAACGACGACAAGTACGACGACTACAACGTCGTCAACGACGACTACTACAACAACAAGTTCAACTCTTCCAGCACCCGTTGAAACTTACGCTCCTGTAGCGCCCCCTGAAACAACGACAAGCACCACAGAGCCAGTAGAAGAGGAACCCATTCCAGAGGAGACGCTTCCAGAAGAAACAACCACGACAGTTGAAGAAGTGACCACAACAACTGAGGAAGTGACCACAACATCTGAAGCACCTGAAGAGACTAGCACAACGGTAGAGCCAAATTTGGAGCCAGATTTAGAGCCATTGGCTGAAGAAGAAGTAATGGCTTTATTGGCTGAAGCCACAACTGTTGAGGAACTTCAGACAGCCCTAGAGGAGTTAACCCCTGAACAGGTAGAACAGGTTGTTGACCAGATTCTGGAACAAGAAGAACCACCCACCCCTGAACAGGCTGTCGCTTTGGCGACCAGCCCAGAGGTGCTGTCAGTTGTTACCCCACAGCAGGCAGTTGAAATCTTTGAGTCTTTGGATGTAACTGAAATAAGCGAAGAGGAAAAGGATGCGGTCACAGAGGCTGTCCAGTCCGCACCCCTAGAGGTGCGACAAGCATTTGAAGAAACCATTGACATCTTCTCTGACGACTTTGGCGACTACGTGCCAATTGGCTCTGCTGTGCCAGTAGATACTCGTCGCACCCTTATTGCCGTAGCCGCTGGTGCTACAGCAGTTGCTGTGTCCTCAAGGAGACCGTAACGAACTGGGCTATTAGCGTGAAGAAACTCTTATCCGAAATCCATGCTTTGACTTGGACACTTGCAGGTACCGGTATGGTGCTTATCACGTTGTCTGGTCAGACCAAGGTTTTGGGTTGGGGAATCACCGTAATAGCCGTAGTAATACATTTACTCGGCGTAATGTTCAAGGAGAACAATGAATAAGGCAAAAGATATTGCAGGCAGAATTGTTGCACTTTTCCTCACCAACGCCCTCGGCGTGGTGACTGGTGCTGCGGTAATCGCTCCTGACTTGGAAGTATGGAAGTCGGCTTTGATTGCTGGCGCAGTTTCCATCTTCAAGGTTGCAGAGGGTCTTGCCAAAGCAAGCATCGATGGTGTTCTCACCAAAGATGAAATTGATGCAGCATTTGGTGCAAGTCCTAAAAAGATTGCAGCCAAGAAAGTAGCCGCTAAGAAGGCATAATGGAACTCACCGACCTTCTCAATGAGAAGGAGTGGAGGAAATGCAAAGGTAGTGAAGGTGCAACCACCGAGGAATTGGTGGCTGCATTTTCACACTTTTGTTCTACCCATTGGATGATTCGACACCCTGAGCGGGGTCGTATCAAGTTTGTGTTGCGTGAAGCGCAAGAAGAAACTGTAAGAGTCTGGATTGACTCTCGCTACAGCATTGTTCTAAAGGCACGACAGATTGGGTTCTCTACTCTGGCTGCTGCATTTACATTCTGGGAAACATTCTTTTGGCCTGACCGTTTTACGGTCATGCTTTCACGTACTGAGCGTGAAGCATCCAAGTTGTTGCAAAAGACCAAGTATGGATACAAGATGCTTCCTGCATGGATGCGTACCCGTGGACCAGACCTGCTTTCAGACAACCAGTTAAAGATGGTTTTTGCTAATGACTCGGCTATTGAGTCCTTGCCATCTGGCAATGACCCTGCCCGTGGTGAATCTGTGTATAGGGTAATCATTGACGAAATGGCGTTCTTGCCCAACGCTGAAGAAGCGTGGGCGTCCATTGAGCCAATTGCTGACGTTGGTGGTCGTGTTATCTGCCTAAGCACAGCCAACGGTGAAGGCAATATCTTTCACCAACTATGGGTTGGTTCACAGACTGGCAACAACCGATTTACTGGAGTGTTCTTCCCATGGTCTGCTGGAGACCGTGATGAGGATTGGTACGAGGCTAAGAAACGTGACTTGCCTGACTGGCAGTTGGCACAAGAGTACCCAGATAATCCGGATGAAGCATTTATTCGTTCTGGTCGCCCTGTATTTGATATTGAGGCTTTACGCAATATTGAACCAATTGAACCAAGGCGTGGTTATCTTAAAAATGAAATTGGTAGAAACCATTATACGTTTATTGAAGATGGTGGCGAACTCTCAATCTGGGAGTTGCCAGATAGTCAAGAAATTTATGTAATTGGTGCTGACGTTGCTGAAGGTCTGGGGCATGGTGACTTTAGTTCTGCCCACATCATTTCAGCCAATACGGGACTATTAGTTGCTCAATGGCATGGTCACGTTGACCCAGACGTTTTTGGTGAGGTAATCCTTAGGGCTTTGGGTTATTACTATAACCACGC